GATGCTCATTGCCTGACCGCCTTAAAGGAACTCTAAAATGAATGATTCACCTTTAGAAAATATAAGAGATATTGTTCGTGGTTTGAATGAAGAAATGATGGGTGGTGCTCCCACCAATAATGTTAGTGGTGGTAATATTGCTGGAGCAGTACCAGGAGAAACACCTCCTGTGTTTAAAAAGAAAAGAAAAACAACTCCAGTAGGAAGATATGGTTCACGTAGAATGTGGATTCAAGATTTGAAGAAGAATGGAAAATAATACCCCTTTATTAGAAAGACTTGAACGTGTAATAGATACTCTTAGTGATAACTCCATCAAAATGGGGCAGATGCTTGCTGTCCACGATGAAAAATTAGATAAGCAGGATAGAATAGATGCAGTATTATTCGAGAAAATTGAATCGCTTCATAGAGAGGTCAGTCGTTCGACTGCGGAGATTAAGAAGGGATGTGAGAGAGATATTCGTAAGGTAGATGACAGACTACGTTTAATGGAAAAGAAAATGTGGTCAATTTTTGGTGCGTTAAGTATAATAAGTTTCATTGTAAGTCCTATTGGGCAAAGAATTGTTGGTGCAGTATTGACACCTCCAGCAGAAGCAAGTATAATAGAGATATTGTAATATACCTTTGTAATGGATCTGGTTGATTCCAAATATATTGGATTAGTCTCTTCCAGACTACAAAAATTTAAAAGGGTCAAGGCAGACCTATACAACTTTCGTTGTCCTATCTGTGGTGACTCTCAGAAGCACAAGAACAAGACACGAGGATATCTGTATCCCCTAAAAGCAGATATGAATTTCAAGTGTCATAATTGTGGTGCCTCTAGTACTTTTGGTAATTTTTTAAAACAGTTAGACACTACTCTTCATAAACAATATGTGATGGAGAAGTTTAGAGATGGTCATACTGGTAAGGGTTCTGTAGTTGAAGAACCTAAGTTTAAATTTAAGAAACCAATTTTTAAAAAGAAGATAGATTTACCAAAGGCATCAGAAATTCCTGTTGCTAAGGAATATCTTGAAAAGAGAAGATTAGATCCTACTAAGTTTTACTTTGCACGTGAGTTTAAAAAGTGGGTAAATACTCAGAAGAAAACATTCGACAACATCAAAAAGGATGAGAGTCGAATTATTATTCCAATGTATGATACAGAATGTAATCTAATCGGAATACAAGGAAGGGCTTTAGGCCCAAACTTTGTTAAATATATTACCATCATGATTAATGATGATGCACCAAAGATCTACGGATTAGATAAAATCAATGAAACAAAACCAATCTATATCATTGAAGGCCCTTTCGATTCCACATTCGTGGAGAACTCGGTTGCTATGTGCGGCTCCGATATTGATATTCGGACGTTTGGTTGGGGCAGTTATATTTGGGTTTATGATAACGAACCTCGCAACCGAGAAATCGTCAACAGAATCTCCAAAACAATTGACCGAGGAGATAAGGTTATCATCTGGCCAAGTAAAGTAGAACAGAAAGATGTTAATGATATGGTTCTTGCTGGACATGATATAATGTCCATATTAGAATCGAATATATATTCTAACTTAGAAGCAAAAATTAAATTCAACAACTGGAAAAAGGTATGAGCAACGGCACCAAAGTTAAGAAGAGGAATGGTAGTATAGAACCTCTTAACCTTGAGAAAATGCATGTTATGGTAGAACAGGCATGTGAGGGATTGGCAGGAGTATCTGCTAGTCAGGTAGAAATAAATTCAGGAATACAGTTCTATGATGGGATTACCACAGGGGAAATTCAAGAAATACTCATTCGCAGTGCTTCTGATCTTATCGACCTTGATCATCCTAACTACCAGTTCGTTGCTGCTAGGCTTCTTTTATTTGCTCTGAGAAAGCAGTTGTTTGGAAGGATGCATGAGAATCCTTCTGTTATGGAACACGTACAACGTTGTGTAAAGAAAGGTGTATATGATTCAGAAATTCTTGATTTATATACAGAGGAAGAGTATAATAAGTTACAATCATTTATAGATCATGACCGTGATTTTCTGTTTACTTATGCAGGATTACGGCAAGTAGTTGATAAGTATCTGGTTCAAGATAGAAGTACTGGGAATGTTTATGAAACACCACAGTTCATGTATCTTATGATAGCTGCAACTATATTTTCTAAATATCCAAAAGAGACAAGACTTAATTATGTCAGACAATACTACGACGCAATCTCCAAGCACAGAATCAACATCCCAACCCCCATCATGGCAGGGGTCAGAACACCCATTCGTCAGTTTGCATCTTGTGTTCTGGTTGATATTGATGACACCCTCGATAGCATCTTTAGCAGTGATATGGCTGTTGGCAAATATGTCGCACAGAGGGCTGGTATCGGCATTAACGCAGGTAGAATCAGGGGCATCAACAGTAAAATCAGGGGTGGAGAAGTTCAACACACAGGTGTTGTTCCCTTCCTTAAAAAATTCGAAAGCACCGTTAGATGCTGTACTCAAAACGGCATTAGAGGAGGGTCAGCCACTGTCCATTTTCCTATCTGGCATCAAGAAATTCAAGACATCCTCGTCCTCAAAAACAACAAAGGAACAGAAGACAACAGAGTCAGAAAGTTAGATTATAGTATTCAAATAAGTAAGTTGTTCTATGAACGATTTATTAGAAACGAGGATGTTAGTTTATTCAGTCCTCACGATGTTTCTGGGTTGTATAATGCTTTTGGAACTGACGACTTCGATGATCTATATGTAAGATATGAAGCAGACGATTCAATTCCAAGAACAACAATTGGAGCTCAGGAACTAATATTAGACCTCTTGAAAGAAAGAGCAGAAACTGGTAGAATATACATTATGAATATTGACCATTGTAACTCTCACTCATCCTTCTTGGATAAGGTAGAGATGAGCAATCTGTGTCAAGAGATTACATTACCAACTAAACCTATCAATCATATCGATGACGAAACTGGAGAAATTGCTCTCTGCATCCTTAGTGCTATTAATCTTGGAAAGATTAGGGATGTTTCGGATCTTGAAGTTCTTTGTGATCTTAGTGTTAGGAGTCTCGATGAACTTATTGATTTTCAAGGATACCCCGTCAGAGCAGCAGAACTCGCTACAAAGGCACGTAGATCCCTTGGTATTGGTTTTATTGGTTTAGCACATTACCTCGCTAAACAGAGTCTTAAATATGATGATCCAGAGGCATGGGAATCGATTCATAACTTAACTGAAGCATTCCAGTATAATCTTATTAAGGCATCTGTTAATCTTGCTAAAGAAAAAGGTGCTTGTACATATTCTGATAGAACCAAATATGCTCAAGGGATACTTCCTATAGATACATATAAGAAGGACGTAGATGAGATTGTACCAAATGACCTATTACTCGATTGGGAGACTCTACGGAGAGACGTACAACAGTATGGGATTAGGAACTCAACATTGTCTGCACAAATGCCATCGGAGAGCAGTTCCGTTGTGTGCAATGCCACAAATGGAATCGAACCTCCCAGAGGGTACTTGTCCGTTAAGAAATCAAAGAAAGGCCCACTTAAACAAATAGTTCCATCATACAGTACACTTAAGAATAACTATACTTTGTTGTGGGATATGCCCAATAATACTGGTTATATTAATGTGGTTGCAGTTATGCAGAAATTCTTTGACCAAGCAATTAGTGGAAACTGGTCTTATAATCCAGAGCATTATGAAGGTTCTGAAGTTCCTACTAGTGTAATGGCAAATGATTTATTGACGACCTATAAGTTGGGTTGGAAGACATCATATTATCAAAATACATATGATGTAAAGACTGATGAAATTGATTTAAGTGCTCCTGTTTCTGAAGATGTTGGTATTCAAGGACATACTAAATTAGATTCTTTGGTTAATGATATTATGAACTCTGAGGAGGAGGTTTGTGAAAGCTGTGCAATCTAAATCTATTGATAAAATGACGGTATTCAATACCAATGAGGTTGATACTAAAAAGCAACCAATGTTTTTTGGTGCTCCATTAGGTGTTCAACGTTATGATTCATATAAGTATCCTGCATTTGAGAACTTAACTAAGTCTCAGTTAGGATACTTTTGGAGGCCTGAAGAGGTTTCTTTACAAAAAGATAGAGGTGACTATCAACAGTTACGTCCAGAACAAAAGCATATCTTTACTTCTAATTTAAAGTATCAGACTATGCTTGATAGTGTTCAGGGTAGAGCACCTGGTATGGCCTTTGCTCCTTATTGTTCTCTTCCTGAATTAGAAGGATGTATGAATGTGTGGCAACTTATGGAGATGATTCATAGTCGTTCTTACACATATATTATTAAGAATATCTATTCAGATCCTGCTGAAGTATTTGATACTATTCTTAGAGATGAAAAGATTCTTGAACGTGCTGCAAGTGTCACTAAGGCATATGATGACTTTATAAATTATGCACATGAATATGATCAGAGTAATGCTTGGAAACCTGATATGAGGAATCATCCTAATTCAGAATGGACAGTTAAAGATTTGAAAAAACATTTATATAGGGCAGTTGCTAATGTTAACATCCTTGAAGGTATTCGTTTCTATGTCAGTTTTGCTTGTTCTTTTGCTTTCGGTGAACTCAAACTTATGGAAGGAAGTGCAAAAATCATATCTCTTATTGCAAGAGACGAAAACCAACACCTTGCCATAACTCAGAATATATTAAACTATTGGAAGAGGGGTGATGATCCTGATATGGTAGAAATATCTAAGGAACAAGAACCTTGGTTAATTGAATCTTATAAAAGATGTGTTAGTGAAGAGAAGGCATGGGCAGAATACTTATTTAAAGATGGATCTATGATTGGATTGAATGATAAATTATTACATCAGTATGTTGAGTGGATTGCCAATCGTAGAATAAAATCACTAGGACTTAAACCAATCTATGACATACCTGCAAAAAATAACCCACTTCCTTGGACAGAGCATTGGATTAGTTCTAAAGGACTCCAAGTTGCACCACAAGAAACAGAAGTCGAATCCTACATTGTTGGAGGAATCAAACAAGACGTTACCAAAGACTCTTTCTCAGGATTTAAACTCTGAGATAGAGTGGGATTTGGAAGAGATGAAAAAAGCAATTATAGATAGTGTTGATGATCATGACAAATTAGTTGGAGGTTGAAATGATGAGTCCTTTTGGAGATGTTTTAAACACAAGACAAATGTATAGTAGATTTTATCAGGAAGTTTTTACTGAGGTTGAGGTGCAATTTGGAGAGGAACGTCCTGCTTGGATTCCTTTAGATACTTTGTTAGCAATTAAAGAACTAAATAACGAAGAATGATATAATTATGGGATGGAAGGAGATTACGAAAATCCCTGGTATTACAAAGGTACTGTTTTCACTTCTGATAATATTGGTGATTTCTTCGGTTTCGTCTACTGTATTACTAATCTCACAACAGGGAAAAAATACATCGGACGTAAGTACTTTGTCCAAAAACGTAAGCCTAGAGGTGGCAAGAGACGGGTTACGTCTGAGAGTGACTGGAAACGATACTATGGAAGCTCTGCAGAACTTAGTGCAGATAGAAAGTTACTTGGAAACTCTGCGTTCAAGCGAGAAATCCTCTCCTTACATACCAGACTTGGAGATGTAAATTACGAAGAGACTAGACAGTTGTTTCTCAATAATGTTTTGAGTGAATCTCTTGACAATGGAGAAGCAGCATACTATAATAGCAATATTCTTGGCCGTTATATGCGTAAAGACTATGCAAACTTTAGAACAAACTCTTGAAGAATCCTGTAATTGGTCACGGGAAAGAATTCATGTTCTTTGTGAAAATGGAAAAGTAGAAGAGACTACAAAATCTGTAGATGATGCCTTTGCTATATTTTCAGAGTTTGAAGAATGGTATGATGAAAACGCTGATGATCATGAAATCTTTTCATTGCAATGGTTGGGGGAAGATAGTGACCTTAAGTGAAGCAAAACTAAAATTAAGAAGAGAAGTACTTAAAATTCTTATGAGTAAGTACGGACATGAAGGAAATAATAAAGCAATATATGAATGTGCCGATGAGTGGGTTGAAAAGTATGTTATAAGTGCTGGTGTAGTTGATTACTATAATGCTTACAAACAGTCTTTTATAAATATATCACTTGAAAAATAACAAATGCAAAAAATAGTTAATGTACTTGCTCTTGCGTCTTTCGCTGTATCTGGTGCCGTTGTTGGTAGTGGGTTATACGTATACCTCAATAGGGCATCCATCATTGATGGAGTTAAATCTAAAGTTATGGAATCAGTTATGGGGTCTATGGGAGGCCTTGGTGGTATGGGTGGAGGAGCACTTCCTATAGGAACACCTGATCTTGCATCTCCTTCTGATTCAGCTGTTGTTCCAGATGGTGGTTTAGGTCTTCCTGTTCCAGGTTCTCCTTTTTAATATTCCTATATAAGAATAGATATTAATATTCTTATGGCTGAAGAGGTAAAAGAAGAAGTTAAAGAGGAGACTAAAGGTGTCCTTGGTAAACTCAAAGATAAGATTCTTCCAGATGAGGACGAGCAAGCAGCAATCATCAGTACATTTGTACGGCTGGGAGTCCTTGTGTGGTCTGGAGGGATCTTGACATTAAATTACGTGGCCATACCAGGTGTTCCACAACAGAAAATAGATCCGACATTTATTGCATCCGTTTTCACTGGGGTTTTGGCTAGCTTTGGCATCCAGACCGCATCTAAGAAAGGTGATGGTACCATGAAGATGAATGGTAATGGTAATGGAGCAAATGGTGGAGTACCTCCTGTTACTGCAAAAGATATTGAGGCAATCATGGCAAAGGCACCTGCTGGCCCTGTTCAAACTAT